CTTCCAGTTCATGAATGGATGATGCCTGAAATTATGATAGGAATCGAATACTTTCTTGACAAAGATATGAATTTTCTATATAATGACGAAAGAGAACTTTTAGACGGACTCAAATGAAGATTTTTCTGGATACAGCAGATACAGAACTAATCCGTAAATATAATGATACTGGATTGATTGACGGCATTACTACTAATCCTACTCTGATTATGAAGAGTGGTCGGAAACCTGATGATGTCTATCAAGAGATCAAGGATATGGGTATCCGGGATATCAGTATGGAAGTTGTCGGAACTGCTGATGAGATGATTACTGAAGGTAAGCGTCTGGTAGAAGCATTTGGATTCCCTGCCACTATCAAGGTCCCTATGACCCGTGACGGCATTGAAGCATGCAGGCAACTTGCATACGATAACATCCGTGTGAACGTCACTCTAATCTTCTCTGCTGCTCAGGCAGTTCTTGCTGCTCGTGCTGGTGCATACTACGTTTCACCCTTTGTGGGACGCCTGGATGACCAGTCAGTAGCAGGTCTGGAGGTAGTCCGGTCTATCTCTGAACTGTATCGTATTCAGGGTGCTCCTACGCAGGTGCTTTCTGCTTCTATCCGCAGTGTCCATCGTGCAGTCCGCTCCTGGTATAATGGTGCTAGCGTGGTAACTATGCCCCCTGCTGTATTTGATAAGATGTACGATCATATCCTCACCGATATGGGTCTTGCAATCTTCGACCACGACTGGGCAGAGGCACAGAAATGACATTCATTGTATATTCAAAACCAGGATGTCCATACTGTGATAAGATCGTTCAGGTGCTCTCACTAACTGAACAAAAGTTTGTAGAATATAAACTTGGAAGAGACTTTACCGCTAACGAATTCTATGGTGAATTCGGACAAGGTACATCATTTCCTCAGATCTTAGCGGATCAAAAAAAGATTGGAGGATGTAGTGAAACGATTAAGTTCCTCAGAGAAGAAAAAGTTCTCTGAGTTATCAATAAATAAAGGTGTAGAATTACTAATGGGAGGGAGACGTAAACCTCGAAAGGGAAACTATATTAAGTTTGCCAAGATGGTCTCTCTCTTCGGACGGGAGATTCATTTCAGTTTTGAGTTATCATTACTAATCAAAAAGAAATCTCTCGGAGAAGGACTATGACTGCCGCAACTATAACTCTCTTCTCTCTTGTTACAGTCCAATTCCTCATTATTGGGGTAGTGGTTGGATACCTTACAAGAGACCTGTTCCAGCGACAGACCATTCCATACATGCATCCTGAAATGTTGGATGAATACGGTAATGTATTACCAGATGAAATTTTAGCAGTACGATTTGAAAATGACTACGAAACCCAAGACCACGACGAGGAAGACGACGGTTAAGAAAGCCACTTCCCCACGCAAGGCAGCACCCAAGGCAACCCTTGAACTGCCACCCAATCCTTTTACCTTTGAAGTCTTTGCTCTTGTCAACAAACAAAAGACAAAAGCAAAGAAGGTAGAAGTCCTTAGAAAATACGAGCACGATTCACTCAAAGCATTATTCATTTGGAACTTTGACCCGAGTGTAATCTCTCTGCTTCCCCCTGGTGAAGTCCCATATGCAAGTATGAAGGATGAACAGATCACCACTGGAACCCTGAGCACTAAGATTTCTCAGGCAGTTGGTACTATGGAATATAATAATGATGATTCCATGGGACTTGGTGACTTCAAGAAAGGTAGAACCACTATCCGTAAGGAGTTTCAAAGGTTCTATAACTTCTGTAAGGGTGGTAATGATCAATTGAAATCTCTCCGTAGAGAGACTATGTTTATTCAGATGCTTGAAGGTCTGCATCCACTTGACGCAGAGATCCTGTGTCTGGTAAAGGATAAGAACCTGGAAGAGAAGTATAATATTACTAAAGAGATTGTCTCCGAAGCATATCCTGACATTACCTGGGGAGGTAGAAGTTGACTAAGATAAGAATCCTCCAAGAGGATGTTGATGCTGAAATGGGAGATGATAAGTCTCTCCCATATACATGCTATCTTATTGAATATAAGGATGAAGAAGGTAACTCAAAGTTTGATTTGGCTGTTAGTAACAAGCAAGTAGATATCTTTGATCACTATTGGGATAAGTATCGTGATAAATTTGTTACCATGAAACAGTCAGGTGGACAAGTCAATCCTAAGATGTGGAACGCTCCTGGTAGCGAACCTAAGAAAGAAGAAAAGAAAAAGAAATGAGTGACAAAAGTCTGAATGTCGATATCAACTTTGATGGTATCGAACAAGTCAAAAAGAAGTACAAAAAAATTAAAAAGTACATGAAGTCCAACCTGTATCAAATCAAGGTCATGGACGGCACGGAGAAAGTAGTCTCCAATTTACTAAAAGAAAATACTGTATCTGATGATACAAAACTGCTTGACTAAATAGGAGCAGTGGTCTATAATAGACCTGTCGTTCATCCCACATTGAGTGGGACGCAAGTAAGTCGCGGAACGGAGCGTTCATCCCATGGTTGATTTATTATTATACTCGACTCTCGCTTGTGAAGATGCTGCTGCTATCATACAGCGTGTCAAAAAACAGGAAGAGATGTCAAGTATTATCAAAACTGAAATCATCTTGACAGTTGAAGAGGCAACTCCTCATTGTCCTTGGGACGCAAACGACTAAAGGAACGGACCTAAAAATCCAACTACTTTAGGAGTACCTACTATGAACACCTTAAACCTGATTCGCAAGCAGATCCAAAAGGCATCTGCTATTCACGACGCACAAGTTCTCCACACTGCTTATCGTGGTGTAGAGTATGACACACGTTGTGTAGAGAGCAAGGAAACCCACGGTACATTCTGCTATCGCGGTAAGACCTACGCTAAGTGAATTGTAAAGAGAGGTTAACTAACCTCTCTTTTTTTGTGTAAAGTAACAAAACTACTATAAGATTGATAAACACGGATAGATAGTATAGAATTAAAGTACGCCAATGATCTGAAACCCCAATTCAATATCATGAAGCAAACTCCTAGGGATTCAACCTATGCATAATATTATGTCAAGAAATCAATTAGCTGATTGGAGGCACGTAGAAGAAAATTTAAATCTCTATAATGAGGAATCAAACTTAACCAGCGATTATTTTGATTGTTTAATTGAGTGTGATGATTCACAGTCCAGTTGCAAACGAATATGTAGGAGATTACTAGGTTAGTATCCAGAGCGTGTCTTGACAGACACGCTTTTTTTGTGTAAAATAGAAGCATACGATATTGAGTTTATGGACAAAGAAAAACTAAAACTCATTGTACGTAATCTAAAATCTCTTGTAGATGTTCTGGAATCTGAAATTTACTCAGATGTAAAGGCATATACATATGAGAACAATGTATCACCCATAGGGGACTACGATGAGATTTTTGAAGACGATGATGGTTATCCCGACTGAACTATGAGAGTACAACTAGTAAGCGTTACTCCTGACGCAGAACAGACCATGGCGTACATCGCCAGAGTATCCAATCCGAGCAATCAAGATAATGAAAAGTATGCTGGTCTTTTGCGCTATTGTATTAAGCATAATCATTGGTCTGTTTTTGAACAGTCCACAATGACCTTGGAGATTGATACTACCCGTGCTATTGCGGCTCAAATATTAAGGCACCGTAGTTTCACATATCAAGAATTTTCTCAACGATATGCAGATTCATCTCTGCTTAGTAATAAAATTCCTTTACCTGAATTACGCCGTCAAGATACAAAGAATCGTCAAAACTCTATTGATGACCTCGATCCTTTCCTGACTCAGAACTTGGAACTTCAGATGCAGACTCTGTTTGATTCATCAATGGCTCTGTATCAGCAGATGCTTGAAAGAGGTGTGGCAAAGGAGTGTGCAAGAAATGTGCTTCCACTATGTACGCCCACTAAAATTTACATGACAGGTTCATGTAGGTCATGGATACATTACATAACTCTGAGGACTGCTAACGGCACTCAGAAGGAGCATATGCAAGTCGCAGAGGATGCAAAGAAAGTATTCATCGAACAGTTTCCTACTGTTTCCGAAGCCCTTGAGTGGGTCTAATAAAT